ATATTTAATTTTTAAAATATATACCTTATTTTATTCCAAGGTATAATTTGGTTGTGTAATTCTGTAAATTCTCTTATATATTCAGACTTCGTACCAAGCTTGTATCTTACATTTTCTCCACCATATTGAGATCGTTTAACTTCTTGCTTGTCTAGAACCCACAAGTCTACCTCTGTTTTAGGGTGATTTTGTAAGTTTGCAACATGCTTTTTAAAGTTGTGTGTAAGAAAAATACATTCTGCTAGTACTTGATCTTTGTATTCTACATAGTCATTCATCATATTAAAAAGATCATAATAATCTTCTAGCCATCCATCATATACTATTATGGGGCTGTAATTAACATGCACATCATAACCAGCATCAATAAATGCATCAATAGCTTTTATTCTATTAATAATTTTAGATGTACTAGGCTCATGTAAGTCTGACTTATGTTGAGGCATTAAACTAAATCTAATACGTATCTTTCCTTGCGGATCAAAATTGCATAGATTTGGATTAACATACTTTGTTGCAAAGCTTCCCATTGCCACAGGGTGGTCTCGAAAAAATTCAAATATCTTTTCCCACTCGTGGTGTTTAGCATGCAGAGCAAAGTCTTCATTACAACTAATATCATATGTTGTAAATTCTGGGTGTGTTTGATTAGGTTTATCTACAGGTGTAAAAAAGGCATGGTTATTTATAGCTGTTAGTATATCTCCTGTGTTAGTTGCTACATCAAGACCTTTATCTTTGTGTCTTTTCATATAACAATAAGAACAGTTGTATAAACAGCCGTAACCAAAGCTTGGTGATATAAAATCTGTAGATCTACCTGAATGCCTAATAAGCATAGACTTCCTAGCGATCTTCTTTATCATAACCCTAAATCTCTACGTTCATCAGCTTCCATCTCAGCCCTATCTTCACGCATACGAGCATCATATTCATAATCTTCGATAGGTTCAGAAAAAACTTCTTTACATTGATGGGCATCACAGATATAAACATCATATCCTTCTTTATTTTGTACGTCACTGTATTCTGCCCCACAGCAAGGGCTTACCATATAAGTCATAGTATTTATGTTTAATTAATTAGTGAAAAAGGAAAGAGGGGATACTTTAAAGTATTTGTCTTAAATCAGATATAATTTAAGTATACTAAAAAGAATTGCCCCTCTAACCTATAATTGTGTAATAAGTTCAACAACCTCATCTACTTGCTTTTTATTTCTTGGCATAAATAGCACATATTGATGATTGTTATCCTTAAGGTGTTTTTTAAATAATTTCCATCTTAATGGAAAAGACTCATTTGCATACCCTTTTGTTTCTATAATCCATTTACCTTTTGGATCTACAAAATCAGGAGTATAAGTAATAGGCCTTATTTTACTTCCTTTATTATAAAGTTTCTTAGCGGTTCCTTCATAGCAAGCTTGCGGGTACACTAAAGCTTCAAATATAGTAAAAGTTGTCTTTTCATACTCTACAGGAACTTTAATTTCTTCTAATTTTTTATAACAATATAATTCTAAATTAGACTGAAAATCATGTCCATCGTAAGTACTTTTTTTAGCATTCTTTACCTTAGATCTTCCCGGCTTCTTAGCTCTGCGTTTCCACACCATAGTTCATAACATTAGTTTGTAAAAATCCTTCTAGTCCTCTTGTCTTGTTCCATATATATGCTTGTCCACATCTTAATGTACCAACATAACCTTGAGTTTTATGCCAAGCATCGTTACTACATATAGAAGGTATAAATCTTACTTTAGTACCCATGTATTCATTAAGCATTTCTTTATGTCTGTGTCCGCAATGAACTTCCCTAACTTTTGCTCTACTCCACATAGCAGGTTGTTCTGTAGCAATCAATAAAGGCAACTCTTGAGTCTTTTCTTTATCACCATGTGTAAACATAATCATATTTATTCCATACTCATAGTACTTACGTGAGTCTAACCCATTATCTATTGTTACATTTTTATTATTCTTATATATAGCATCCAAAACTTCTCCGGCATAAAACATACGTTCAAAGTCATGATTACCTTGTACAACAATAACATCTACTGGTGCAAACTGCGCTAAGTAGTCAATTGCTTTAGTAACTAAATGCCAATAACCTCTAAAAGATTCACGCCATCGCATGTTGTCTTGTTGAGGTGTGCCTTTAGTTGTAGCTCGACTCATACCTTCTGAGTTAAGACCATCGTTACCTACAGGTAATAAAAACCTTTCTATTTCTAATCCGTCTGCTTTCTTATGCAGATCCATGATTGCTTTAATATAGTGCTTTTCAATTGTATCCATAGGTTCATCTGTAATCTTACCATAATGTATGTCTGGTAATGAAATTTCATAACATATAGGATCTTTAGTTTTTTTGTAACTAACTTTAGGAACCTTATGAGAATGATTTTTAATATAATCTAATAAATCATCTTTCATATTTGGCATCTCGTGCCATGCGTTATGTGTGACTATACTAAATCTTTGCTCACCCATCATGTTTTGCCAAAACTTAACTGATTTAACATCAGCTTGTGTTAGGCCATTTTCTTTTAAGTGGTCTAGATATTTAGTACTGCCTTGCAACTCATTTTCATTGTCATTATTCATCCGCTCTTGTATACATTCAGCTGAAGACACAGTCTTCTTACATTCTTGTACAAGTTCAGGATCTACGTCCCATTTTGTAGCTAACCATTCAACTCCTTTTTTTAAGTAACCTTTCTTTTCTTGTAATTTTTTAATAATCTCATCTTTTTTCATTCTAATATAATTTTTAATTCATTAAAGCCACCTACTGTACTAACTAAGTCTGAAGGATCTTTAGACTCAAACGTAACAGGGAGGCATATGTTCTTAAAACCATATAAGTCGCAAATTTTCTTAGCCATAACTTGGCCTGGATTATTTGCTTTAGTAAAATCATTATCATATAAAATTTCTATTGTGTTAAATCTTTGGTTTAGCTCACTTATTAGTTTCTCGTCAGGTATTTGCATTTCACTTTGCATAGCTACCGAATGGTAACCTGCAGCATATAAACACATAACATCTTTGAGGGATGAAGTAATAATAAGTCTTTCTCCTGTTTCCGGGAGTTGGTTAAAGCCTTGCACATCTTGCTTGTTTGTGTTACTTAACCACTTATTTTTATCTTCGTAAGGAGAATAGATTTTATATCGATTTTTAAATTTAAAGGCATAAGTAATTGATTTACAAGTAAATCTGTTACTATTAACCCAAAAATGACTTATTGGCTCGACTGCAAACTTAGTTAGTATTTTCTTACTGACCAAGTATTTAGACCAGAATTTCGCATCCTCTTGATTCCAAGGTCGCCTTTTCTTTCTTATAATAACTGGATTTTTATCAAACACAGGAACTACAGATTGTCTATAACCCATAATACCCATAGTAAATTGTTTACCAGAAGTATTAGGGGATAGACCTAAATTAAAATCACAGTCTATTATTCGCAGAGCATCAACAAAAGAACAATTATATTTGTATTTAACATAATTAAAACAATCAAAGACATGCTCAGAGTTTCCAAAGTCTTTATACAATAGTTTACCATTGTATGGAGTTATATAAACAGTAGGAGACTTATCTTCACGAAGGTCACTACTAAACTTTTTACCTAGCTCTTTAAACGTCGGGCAATAATACATAAAAATGTCATACTCAGTAATTTTACCAAGTATGACATCTGTATGTAAGTGATCATTGCTATCTCTGCTTTTTATCATTAGAACGGAAGATCGTCAGATTTACCATTAGTTGTTGGTGTAGTCCAGTCCTCCTCTTCTGCTACAGTGTCTGGGCTAACTAGTGTAGTTGTTGCTACATGTGTTCCCCATTTAAGATCTGCATTAAAGTCAGCGTTAAATGAACCATAGTCATCATTAAGTGCTTTAATAAATAAATCATCACGTTGAGGTTTTACTCTACCAAAATATTTAGTATATACTTGTTGATATTTATCATCTTTAACACCAATAAGAACTCTAACTTGATTTGTTCCTAGGCTTGCAACTAGTTGCTTAAGCTCAGCTAAATTTCCACTAGCAATCTCTGGCATAGTATCAAAATAAACTTCATCGCCTGACGCTACATTACCCCACGCTTTAACAAAATTGATAAGAGTTTCTTCACCTGTGTAAGCTTTTCTTTGTCCTTCTGATTTCCACCACTCATATGATGGAGCATCTTCAGACCATGTAGATTGACCAATATTGTTCATCCATTGGTTCTTGCCATTCTGAGATACTTTAGCTTTGTTTTGCATTAGTATTTCTAGTTTAAAATTACCATCAGTATTACCTAGCCAGAATACAACTTTATTGTATGATTCTCCACTAAACTCTACTGAGTAACTAGGCTCTTGTTTAACATTTATATCCATTGCGTGCAATTCTGCCATTGTTGGATTTACTGCTTTAACATTTACATTTGTTAAACCTGAGAATGTTTTTATTCCCCCTACTACTTCTTCTGTACTTGCATTACTTTGTATTGCCATTTTTTTATTATTTATTGGTTATTAATTATATTGTGAAGGTATCATCTTCCTCCATGTCTAGTTCTTCTTCTTGTTGTTCTTGTACTAAGTCCATAGTATCTTTAAAAGATGGGATTTCTAATTCATCATCTGTATCAGACATAGTATCCCCGTTAGGTATACCTGTTATCTCTGGAGTATCTACTGCAGCTTTTAATAAAGTTTCTTCTGGAGTTTCATATTCCGTAGGACTTAACATGTCCAAAATAGCTTCTTGAGTCTCATGCATTTGATCTTTAACTTCTGTAACTGTCTCAATAGCTTCGTCTATAGCTTGCTCTAGAGTGACCTGATTAGGATTTGTAATCGCCTCATCTGCCATATCATCTTCAAATATAAAAGATAAAGGTTTTTTCTTACTAGGTCTTCTACCTTTAAGAAAAGGATGTTCAAACATTCTGTCCACTTCCCATGGTTTTATACCATATTTTACAGCCATTTCTGCTTTACCAATGCCGTTCTTAAGATCTTGATCGATCATAGAGACAGTAATTTTTGCAGGTGTCTTTCCTGCTTCTGTTGTTTTTCGTGCGTTAATCATTTTTTTAATTTTAGTCTATAAATATTTCTGACCATTTCATAGGGATAGTCTTGCCCTTTAGGTGTGCGCAACGAGAACCAGCAGTTATATCATCGAGGGAATCAAAAGAAACCATAGTTTCCTCTCCTTCGCGGTAAATATAACCAACAGCATCCGCATTAGCACAAGTAATTTGCTTTATCTTTCCGGTTAAATCAAGATCTTTAACAGCAACCTCTTTACCTTTCTTTTCAAGCATCTTATCTTTCAGGTGTCCAACTAAGATAATATGATCCGCTAGTTTATTCAGCTTGTCTATCCATTCTTTGTAGGCCATTCTTAAATATAAGTAGCCAGCGCCATTAGGCAGTGATAGTACTGATGCACCAGGGTTCTTCTGATCAAAGTTTTTACCCATTGGAGTTTTCATATAAATTTGTTTAGCATAACCTTCACACCATTCTTCTAACTTACTAATAGTGTCAATAGCTATGTATTTATAAGGCCTCCCTTTTTTCATGATAGCTGATCCTATAGTTTGTAAGTCTGCTAGACTGTGTGCTTTTATTTTTAAAGCATCAATCATATCTGAGCCATCCTCAAGATCTATTATCAAACAATCATCTAGTTCTGCTAATACACTAGTCTTGCCAATTTTTGGAGGACCATATATTATCATATTCTTTGGCGATTTACGGCTCGCCTTAACCTTTTCCATAGGTAGTTCCATATTATTTAGTTTTTAATTTATTCCTTAAAGTATCTCTTCTAGACATAAGACCATTTGTTTTTTCTGTGTCATTTTTTGATCGTTTTATTTTTTTGTCTATTAGGTTTATCTCGTTTAATACTGCTAGTTTGGCTTTGTTCTTGCCGTTTCTTTTGCTCATACTTTTCTATATTTTTAATTAATTTTTCATTATTATCTTGTTTTTTAAATATTCCCCACATTATTTATTTCTTTCATTAATAGTAAATGTTGACATTTCTGCTTCATATGGAATCATACCCAACAAACCATCACGGTTCTTCTCAACATGTACGGCTAACAGTTTAACCGGGTCTGATCCACAATACAAATCTGTAATACCGTATAAATCATGCGGGCGCTGCAACATCATAACTACATGTGCATCCTGACCAATACTGTCACCGCCAAACAAATCTGTCAACAAAGGCTGATACTGTGCTTTAGCACGATGCTCTTGTTCTATGTTACGATTTAGCTGAGATAATAATATATTTATAGAACCCATTTTAGCTTGTAACCACATACAACCTTTAGATACCTCATTAAGTTTTTGTAGCTCATGTTCTTTATCACTTAAGATAAGTCTAGAGTGATCAAATACATTTACAATAGTATGATCAGGGTATTTATTAGTTACATCCACATTAGAATTCTTAACAAACTCCATGTTCCTAGGTATATTATTAAAGTATATTGGGTAGTGGGCATATTTTAATACTTCTTTCTTGAATGCTTGGTAAGCATCATCCTCTAACTTACGCTCAACAGATAAAAGCTCACTGACTTCTTTTCCTGTGCCCTTAGCACCTGCACGCATAATTTGCTGAT